ACTTTTCCCTTAAACGATATCGTTTTCTTTACCCCCTACCCCCTTGCAAATCCTTGCGTTCCGTGCGTGACTTACGTGCATGGCAGCTATCGCACATGGCTTGAAAGGGACCGTGCCAGAAGTCACCGCCCTGCGTTACGGGCGTGATGTGATCCACTACGTTCGCCAGTTCGTTGCACTCGATGCATAATGGATTCTCCCGCAGGAATGTCAGCCGCAAGGCTCGCCACCTAGTCGAGCTGTATCGCGGCTCACGGTTCACGCGTTCGCCTGGCTTGCGCTGGGTGTTGTGCCACGGGCTGGGTCGATGGCCTTTAGGTATCGTTGGCATCTTGCAACGTATATGCTTCTCGTTTGGTTAGCTCATGCAATACAGCGTTCAGCCTCCTAAGCGAATGCAAGTATGCAGGTTTCTTGTTGCTGTCTGCGTTGCATCTCAAGATGGCTCGCCTTGCTGTGCGTAACAAATCGATGGCGCGCGCATCAGTCATCCAGATCATTTTGTTCTCTGTATTCTGCGTATAGACGGCGGTATTTATCTCTGAGTTTTCTAAGGTCAGTTCTGCTAAGTTGGCCGCCTGTTCGAGCTTCTCGCATAAGCTGCTCACTCCGTCCTCGTTCCACTCTTTCCAACGCTCTCCCAAATAGATACTGTTCGCCTCTCCCGTACTTTCCGAAGCGGTTGCAGTATCGGCATTGTGGAGCGACGTTGCGTTCATCATAGCGTAAACTTTCAATTCGTCTGCCGATAAAGTGCCCGCAATCGCATTCTGCAATCGGGAGAGATCTCTCACACGTAATGCAGATGAGTTGTCCGTTACTGTCTGCGCGCGAATGAAGGACGTATTTGCTAAATACCTCATCTGTTTGTCGCTTTAGTGTTTTCTTCGTCGGTTCCTTTGGCATGGCCTAAAATTACATCGCGCATCTTTTGCTTTATGGCGTCGCGTTCGTTGGCTCCGTCTTTGTACAGCGGCCAGCTTTTCGCTTTGCGTCCGTTATCGGCTATGCGTTTGAGGTATGCAGCTTTGTAATCGGCGAAACGGTCTTCGCAGAAGTCAAAGAAACGTTGGTTGTAGTCAGCTACTTCCGCGTCGAATTCTACGCGGCCATTGTTTTCTAAAAACCGTTCCTTCTCGCGTGGGTGCGGCCTGTATCGTAGCATGGCTTCATTGCCATACACTTCGTTAATGATGTAGCGTCGTCCTGACATGAGGTCGAGCCAAAAGCGTTCAAGGTTAGTCATTGAACATTTGTATTTGGTTGTTTGGGTAACCAAGCTGTTCAATTACGTCATCCTGGTGGTTATGCCGTTCGTGCCATTTGGTACCGCGTAGTTCTGGGTTTTCTTCCTGCATTTTCCTGCGCGCCCTGGTGATGGCTTCAGCTGTCGTTAATTCGCCGCTCGCAATGATTCGCAGCGCGTCGGTTCCTGTCATTTGGTCGGGCGTGTATCCGTTTTCCTTCATTTCAAAATACCATACGGTCGTCACCAAACGGTTGTCATCATCTTGCAGGAATTTGTATCGACGCAAATAGTCTTTCACTCGGTCTTTTGTTTTGTCAATTCTCATTTGTTTCGGTTTTTGTCACGCTGGCGCATTTCCTCGCGCTCGGTATATGTTAAACGGTCCTCACCTTTCATCCAGTCGGCTTTTTGTACGCGCGCCGCAATCGGGTTAAACTCGGTGCCGAATTCGGGCGTGATGTATCTGAGCGCCTCGGCTGTTTCGCGTTCGTACTGCTGGCGTTCGTTTTCGCGGATCGTGTTTACCACGGGCGCTTTTAGTTGCTCGTATTTGGCGAAACATTCCACGAACTGTGCAAGCTTCAACCGCTCGTAATATGGCCCAAACGCTTCTTTTGCCATCATGTAGCAAGCTAACCGCCAATCGGACAACGTAAAGCAAGGGTACGTGTGCAGAAGTTCGTTTACCGTCATTTCGATTTCCTCAGGCGTCGAAAGCGTCTTATTTGCGTCGATGAACTTGACGGTTCGTGTAATCATGGCCGTCAGCGCAGCGCGCGTAGGCACTTCGTTGTATTTCAGCGCGGTCTTGACGTTGGTGCATTTAAAACACGTCTCGACGGTCAGTTGTGATGCGTCCAGTTCTTGCAAACTCCGCAAGCTTCTGTTGGTTGACGCTATTTTCAAGGTTTCGCGCTCCTGGGCGGTTAGCTCTGCCGTTCGTGGACTGCTTAAATACCAATCCTTTCCAACCGTTTGCAATAGCTCGGTGGATAGCGTCGATGGCTTCGTTTTGGTCGGTGTATTCATTCTGTAGTTTCATAAGTGCCCGCTGTTCGCTTTGGGCGGTTTTGTATTTGAATCGGTGATCCGTTCGTTTGTACTCTTTCCATTCATTCCATGCGTTTTCAAATTCCGTGGTTTCAAACGGCAAAACCACCTTTTCTCTCTTAATTGATTTCTTCTTGATATATTCTTTTTCTATTTGGGTCGCGTCCACGCTACCCCCTTGTTGCGTCCACGCTACCCCCCCCGTCGCGTCTACGCTACTACTTGTTGCGCGCACGCTACCCGTCGCGTCTACGCTACCCGTCGCGTCCACGCTACCCCCTGCGTCAATTGTTAACGCCTTTAAATACCGTTCGCTTTCTGAGTGTCCGTTACGTTCCAGCAAGCCCCGCGACTCAAGCCGCTGAATGGCTCGAATCACGGTGCTGCGGTGCGCATTGAACTGCTCGCCTATGACGGCGTTGCTTTTCCAATACTCTCGATTTTGCTGGTTCATCGTGTATACGTCGCAATAAATCAGCAGCTCCAAGCTACTCAGTTTTGCGCCAAATACGTGATGCGGTATTTGTAGGTAGTTCATTCGCGTTTGACAATTACCGCGATCGGTTTTCATTCAGCTCTTCCATCGTTTCACCTACTGCGTCAAAAAGGTCAAGTGGGTTTATGTCCTTTACCTGCACAATTTTGGCGCTGTGTCGCAGTATGCCAGTCGGGTTGACGTACATATAATTTTCCACCGTTCGGCGGCTTACGTCCAGCACCTCGGCGCAATGGTCCACGCTTTCAAAGTGTTCTTTGATGAATTGTTTCAGGTTCTTCATAGTAAAATGTGCATTTGTATCGTATTCGCTTGGCTCTTAAATCGCGGCAGTAACGTTGACAGCTTTTGAGGTTGTAGAACTGCACGCGCGTATTTTGGTCGGGTAACTTGACTACGAAGCGAACGTTAGAAAAGGAAGTCATCGGCTTCAGCTGGGTTATCGTTTGCCTGCTCTATTACCTGCTCCTTTATGCTTTTTGGCTCAGGTAATTCGTACTTCCAAGGCACCAGCGACATAAACGCGCGGTATTCGCCTGTGGTTTCGTTCTTCCACTCACGGCCTCGGACGTTGCAGCGCGCTTTGATTTCAGCTCCAACGGTAAGGCCCAAAGCTTCGTCCACGTCGTCTTTGAGAAACTCAAGCGCCACGGTCTGCGGATATTGTCCGTCCTGTACAGTTACGTGCACTTCGCACTTTCTAAATCCGCTTGCAAATTCTTGAGGTTTGCAGATGCGTGCTATCACGCCTTCAATTATCAATTCCATGATTTTTATATGATTGGTTAAACTCTGTTTTTGTCCATCCAGTAAAGTCGATACAGCGTAATTGGTTGCTCTGCAACCGCTGGAATATCTCACGCCATCGTTCGGCCGTCGGTTGGGTTTGTATTATTTCATCTTCCAGCCCGTCATCGTCGTCGCGCATGGTGGACGTTTCCAGCAATCGCAGCGCGTAATCTTTAAGCTGCTCCTGCCGTGCTTGCTGGTCGGCTTCTAAACCGTCGAAGAATTCGTCAAGGCTCATTCTACTTCGTCCTCGCCGTAAACTTCCAACTGGTAAAACCCTGCCAGCTTTAAAATGGCACGCGATAACGCCCGTTTTTCAGCCATCGCAATGGGGTACGCATTACGGTTGTTTGATTTGCTCACCTCGCCAAATGTTTCCACTTGCCCTATTTCGCATTTTGCGTATGCTTTAACGCAATATCGACCGTCGCTGGGGTCAGACCATTCAGGCACGGTAGAAAATGTAACTACGGCCTTTATTTTGGCTTGTACGTGTTCCACGCCTCGACGCGTCATGATAACAAAGCCGCGCGGGTCTTTGTGGAAGTGGTCGGCGCGCATCTCGTATCGCTCCGACAATGCTTTGAGTTCCTGTACTGCGCTCATTTCGTTCGTGCTGCTATAAGTTGTGCGCGGAAGTTGTCAATGAGTCGCAGGAATTCGCGTTCCTCTCTCAGCTCCTGCTGCCAGTGGTTAAAATCTGTGGTTTGTTTTACGTGTACGCTGGACTGTACACAAATAGGCTTTTTCATTATTTGTCGTTTTGTTGTTCGTGTGCTTCGTCTGCGCGGTCGAGCAAATCGCGATCGTCTTGCTCATCGTCGTCGCTGGGGTAGTCGTAACCTTCTCGCCACATTGTTTGGATGTTTAAAAGGAGAGGCCGAAGCCCCTCCCGTCGGTTTTTCAATTAATTTAAAAAGTGGTTTTCGATGTATGGCATTGCCTCCATGATGGCCAATAAATTAATTGAGGTGTTCATTCCTTCAACTGCATTTTTCACCATTCTGTGTTCAACCTCGCAAATTGCGTCGTAAGGTGTCATACCGTTTTGAATTTCTTTGTTTACTTCAATGAGCATGATTGATCCTGCGGTGGATTGATTGAAAAATTGTGCGTTTGTCATAGCGTTTTTTGTTTTTATCTGAGGCAATACTACGAAAGGTTTTTCGTATACGCAACTTCTTTCGAAACTTTTTTTTCTTGGGCATAAAAAAAGCGGTACCGCCTGCACAGTACCGCCTTTCGAATGTAAAACCAAAAACTAGCCCACACGTTTCAATGAACTCAGGCCAAAGATAAGCGTTATTCTTTATCGCGTCGCTTTGTGCGGCCTAAAACTACCGCGTTTATGATTCGCTTTAGGACGTCTACTACCTTGTCGTCCTTCTCGGTTTCTGTGAGCGCGGTAATCGTTCCCGCTGCTGTCAAAATAGCCAGGGCAATTTCAGCCCAATACGTAAGCAAAAGTTCTTTCATGTTATTGTGCTTCTTCGATTTTCCAATAAGGCAAATCGTGATTAGAGTTGTGCAAGGTAACCCACCATCCGCCAAGCCGTGGCGTATTGAATCCTTTTTCAGTAGCCCAGCCTGCAAAACGGTCGCCCAGCATCTTGTAGCTGCCGAGCTGCAAATGGTGTACGCTGTCCTGGTACAGCTTACCAAAGCGGCTGATGCGGTCGGATGTAATTGGTACGTGCCACTTTTGATGCGTATGCCCGCGCACGATTAAGCTGGCATCCTTGAATTGCATTTGGTCGATGTCAACTCTGAGCACACCCTTGCTGCGAGGCGCATTGCCGCCCATTCCGTGATGATAATGTACAAAAGTCGAGCTGCGGCGCTTGCCGTTGGCGTAAATCTGCATCCATAGCCAGCCGCTGTAACCTGCCACCTGGATATTGCCTCCGTTCTTGTTTACGATGTACGCCACGCGGTCGAGCGGGCTGGTATGCATTCGCTTTTCAATGTTTGTTTCATGGTTGCCGCGTCCAAAGAATCGGATCACGTCCTTGTACTTGGTAAGGAATTCCGCGCTGTCTTCAATTACGTCGTCCAGGTATGTAATGCTTTTGTATTCGGGTCGTATGTCGCTATAACTAGACCTTGGGTCGAATTTTCCCCCCATCAAATCGAACCAGTCGCCAAAGATAAATACCTCAGTTTCAGTGCGTTGCGCCTCGTCAAGATGTTTGCGAAGCATAACGCGGTCGCATTTGACGCTGTCGTAATGCACGTCGGAAATAAACAGCATACGCTGCGGCGCGCGCTCTACTTTCACCTCGTGAACGGTGCGGCTGATTTGGTTTATCTTCATTCTTTGTATAGCCAAACTACGTCAGCGCTTTTGCTGTCATCGTCGTCAACATGGATAAAATCGGGATGAATCCCAATGCGATTAAAAGACGCTTCGTAAAGAGCGCCAATAATGTAGCCACGGCTGCGCTCGTCGCTGCAAGCAATGTCAGCAGCCAGCCCCTTGGTGTGTGCGGAATTAGCCACCCCGCCGACGGCTCTGTTATGACTGGGGCAACGGTAGCCGCTGGTAATAACGAATGGGATGCCAGCTTTGTGGCGGGCGTCGTCCAGCATCTGCAAGAAATAATCTTCCATCATGTCGATCCCGCGTCCTTCGCCGTTATCCTTGCATTTCTTGCATTTGCAGTCAAATTCTTCGGGTCGAAAGTATCTCATAAGAAAAGGATTCCTAACGCTGCGACAAATATGATGAGGTCGGCAATATCGGCGCGGCCGTATTCACGGGCCTTGTATACCATATTAGCGAACACGGTGGCCAAGATAATCCAAATCATTCGCGGTTCATTTTGGCGATCATGATTTGAATGTCATGCACCATGGTTAACAGCTCTTTGATGTCGCGTTTGAAATCGTCCTGCGATAATTCAAGTTGAATCACGCGGCTTTTGAGGCGTGCCACCGTACTATTGAGGTTCACCCAAACGCCAATTAAACCAGCCAAAACTGGCACTACTGCTATCAAAATCTCCGTAATCATTTGTCCTTTTTCTGTATGATATACCAGTGGCCATCCGTGTGGCCTAAGATAGTGATTCCATCGTAAGCACGATTGAAATCATAAGTACTTGCGCCGTCAATGGTTACGCCAGTGTCGCCTGTGTTTATCGCTAACGTCACATATGTGTTGGCGCTTATGGTGCTGTCGCTATGAAATTGAATAATGCGCCCGTGGCTTTCTGCAATCAATGGCAACTCTATGCGCCCAAATCCGTTGGGACCTGTCCACGTGTTCATAATGTGCAAATCGGAATCTCCAACGCTATAGGTAACGCCATCGCGGTGCGCGATTTCACGGATTGCACGCTGGTCGCGGCTGCCATATCCTTCGTAACCGTCGCCGAGCATCTTGTTTGAAGCTTGAAACGCAGTCGCGGATTTGACAATATCCGCTTCCGTTATTGGCGTCGTGGTATTCTTTACGTCGTCTTGGTCTGCCGTTACGCCGCTAATGTCGCGGCTAATTAAAAACGCTTCCACTTCATTCGTAAGGCTGCGCGCCGTGTACGTCAGTTCGAATAACGCGTAATCGCCATCGGTGTCGTCGATCACCTGCCACATATATATGGGCAAGCCGTAAACTTCGCCGCGTTGTATGCGTGTCGGCTTTACTTGGCCGCCCAGGATTTCTTGCACCGCAAGTTTATTGATACTTAAACCCGTGCCCGTGTAATTGAGCGACTGCCATGACGTGCTGAACGTCTGTAAAAAGCCTTCAATAAAACTTATGGTGCCGTCAGCGTTTACGGTTTGGTAATCGCCAAATAATACCTCGCCTTGGTCGAGGTCCGCGCGTGCCGTGTCGCTGTTGGTAGCTGTAAAGCTCACGATATCGCCTAACGCCTCATCGCCAATCACGTCAGCACGCAAAACGACGATTTCATAATCAGCGTCGGTGGTGTTTGTCAAATCGGTATCGGCTGCGCCCGTGTCGTCGATGCCGTTAATATCTACCGTAATATCGAGGCCGCTCTCGTCTGATGCCAACGCAGGCAGCTCAATAAAAAACGGAATCGAAAGGCTTTCGCCGTCGCGCTTGTCAAAAATCGGGCTGACAATGGTGTATGTAGATGCCGAGCTGCTCAAGCTGGTATTGCCATACACGTGCGTCGTGTATTCATACGGAAATTCGTCAGGATCGCCAAAGCCGTTGAATACGAGTTGCGTGCCTGTATACGTCACATTTCGCTGCAAGTATTTAGTGCCGATCTTAATCGTGAATTCCAATTCAACGCGGCTTACGCGGTCGTTGCCTGTACTCGTACCGTCGCCGTCATACGTGTAGTTGAATGTGCCGCTAACGGCCAAAATTGTACCCGTAACGTAATCAATATCGGTGTCGCTTAACGTCGTGCCGAATTGCGCTTCGGTGTAAAGGTTGTCCAGGATAACTGGCCAGTTTCCGTTGAACCTGCGCGTGCGCGTCACCGTCTTAAGCGGTGCGAGGTAGCTGTATTCGTAACCTCGTAACCGTTCGAAATTGCTGTCAAACGCTTTGGCTGCTGCAATGCTTTGCTGCGTGATTGGCGTGCCGTTTTTCTGCGTGCCTTCTACCGTGAGCGTGGTGCTGTACTTCTGCGCACCTACGGGTAAAAACCACCATTTGCCCTGCGATTGAAAAACGCGGGCATTAAATAAGCGCGCCAAACTTTCCAGCACTTCGAGCGCACTATAATATTGATTGACGCCGTTTTCGTCAGGGTTGTAAAGGCCGTAATGACTTATCCGTGTATCGTCGAGCTGGTCGCTGCCTGTGTAGTCCGTGCTGTCGAAGTCGTTGACGTAATACAGAAAATCGTCCGTGCCCCAGAGATGCGTTGTCCGCGTCTTATTCAAACAATTTAACAAGTGTTCAACGCCTGACTCTATACCTGTATAGGCGCTGCCGTCATTGTTGTATTTAACGCTTTGCAAATTGCCAAGGTCGTCCGATGCTGTGAGCGTGTTTTGGATTGGGTAATAATCAAACGGCCTTACGACTTGCTCAGGCAACAAGATGCCGCCCCACCAAAAATCATCACCACCGTCAGGGTCTTTGCGAACGCTTACCGAAAACCGAACTTCTACGTTAGTCGCCAGCAAGTCCATAAACGTCGTATGGTCGCTGTTTTCTTCTGTCAGCGTGAACGTTACTTCGCTTCCTATCACGGGCTGGTATCGGTCCTCGTTGTTGCCGCTGTATCGCAGTACAAAACCGTCGGCACCCAGCTTGAACGGTACGATGCTTCCAACGTAGTCGCTGTCGTGAATATTTACCTGCCAATCGTTGCCCAGGTCGTCGGTAAATTCTGCCTGTAATCTTATTGCGTCTGCCATTAGAATCCTCTTACGCGGTTACGATCAATTGCGTTGCGTTCGCTGGTCAGCAATATATCTCGGCCTGAAATTTTGCCAGTTACCTGGACGGTATTGCCGCCGATCATGCTGCGCAATTTGTCAAGCGGTGCAATTACCTCGGGGTTTGTTTTTGCGCCTGGATACTCACCTACAAGGCCCATCGTAGGTCCGTAAACCAAACCGCCTTCGGCAAAGGCTGGCACGCCGCTTTGTTCTGCGCTTTTTGCTATTGCGCCCTTCAACCCTGCACCTAACGCAACGAGAGCAACGCCAGCAGCAATGGCAACGGGTCCAGCTAACGAAGCTAATGCCACCTTAATATTTTCAATGGCGATACCGTAACCAATTGCAAGTGTTCCAAGTTGTATTGCAAGGTCAGCGAATACGCCCAACAACATAGCGCCCACCCCTTTCATGCCTTGGCCCGTTGCAATACCTTCGCCCAGCATCATGCCAAAACCAATAACAGCGGTATTTACTGCACCTTCAATGGCTGAGCTTACGTCCTCACTAAATTTTTGCAATTCAGGCGTTATCTCGCTGACCATATCGGAAACGGCTGTACTTACGCCCGCCAGACTTTTCGCTACTGCTTCAGTCTTTATCGGCATTGCCTCAAGCGGTTGCAATGCATCAACAATAGCAGGTTTTAATGTCTTGAAATCGTTTTTCGTGCTTGCCGCTGCATCACCGATGTCTTTAATATTGTTTGCAACTGTATCTGCAGCTGGCACCGTAGCAACTAACTCAGCGTGTACGGCTTCAAATCCTGCCAGAACTTCCTCCATCGCCGCAAGTTCCTCAGAATGCCGCGCGATGCTTTGCATATGTATTCGCCGCTCTACTGCGTCACCAACCAGCACTTGTTTGCGCAAAGCTTCTACCGCCATACGCTGCTTTTCGACGGCTTCCTTTTGCACCTCGATGCGGGCGGCGGCGACGCGTACTGCCTCGTCCTTGTCCAAGCCGTTCAGCTCGTCCCGCAGTTTTGCCACTTCCTTTTCAGCATCCGTGGCGTTGCTGTACAATAAAGCGACCGCACCGACGACCGCTGTGATGGCCGTGGCCGCCAAGAAAAACGGGTTTGCAAGCATCGTTGTATTTAACGCTGTGAATGCAATGCGCGCCAATTTAATGCCTTCAATCAGGTTTGGCAGTATCATTAAAATTGGGCCAATGGCTGCGGCGATTCCAGCAACCGACATAATCAACATTTGCCCGCCGTCGCTCATTGAAGAAAAGCGACCAGCCAAATCAGAAACGATATCAGCCAGCTTAATCATAATCGGCGCCAATGCCGATCCGATTTCAATTTGTGCGCCTTCCAAAGCTGACTGCATCCGCTTCATAGCACCTTCAGCCGTATCGTCCATAATGTCGGCCATGCCCTGGGCCGCGCCTTTGGCATTCTGGAATTCCGTCGTAAGCTTTGCCGTTTGGTCGGTGCTGTTTGCCAAAACAAGCAAGGCGCTTTGCGCGCTCCGTCCAACCTCATCCTTGGCGTCGGCCAAATTCAAGCCTTCGCCTGCAAGCTTTTTAATCGAGCCAGCTACGTCGCCACCCGTAGCGCCCAGCTCGGAAATAATACGCCGCAATGACGTGCCTGCCTGTGAGCCTTTGATACCTGCGTTGGACAAACTCGCAAGCATGGCCGTCGTTTCTTCTACGCTTAATCCTGCCGCCTTTGCTACTGGCGCCACGTACTTCATGGAATCAGCAAACGTACCCATATCAAGCGCAGACGTACTAAAACTTTTGGCCATCACGTCGGTGACGCGGCTGGTTTCGTCAGCACTTAAACCGAACGCCCGCAATGTCGATCCAGCTACTTCGGCACTCGTCGCCAAGTCGCTGCCAGTTGCTTGCGCCAGTGCAAGCGTCGCGCCCGTTACTTGCGTAATTTCCTCAGCCGTAAAACCAAGCTTGGCAAAATTTAATTGCAGTTCACTTACCTCCGACGCTGTAAATCGCGTCGTGCGGCCTAACTCTTTGGCGTTACTTTCAAGCTTCGCAAATTCGTCAGCGGTCGCGCCTGATACCGCCTTGACCTTTGCCATGCTTTGCTCAAAATCGGCAGCCGTCCGAAACGAACTCGCGCCAATCAAAGCAAGCGGCGCCGTTACGCTCATGGACAAATTGCGGCCCATCGCCGCTATGTTTTTTGTGTCCTTGCGTATCTGACTTTTTAGCGTTCCAAGTTTCGCATTAAAGTCCTGCGTATTTGCGCCAATCCTTACAACTAAATCGCCAAGCTTTGCCATATCGTTACTTTGCTAATGACCGCAAGATACTTAATCCGTCGGCGGCCTTCTCTTTCTTCTCCCAGGGGAACGTTGCCAAGTCCTTTGGCGTCAGTCGCTTTTTTACGTGTGGGTTGACGGTAATGGTCGCCAGCCACCTGGTGCGCTCCCATTCCGCTTTTTCGCGTTCCTCGATTTCTTTGTAGTGCCCTCGCATGGCGTTGCTGAATTCTGGAAACGTCAGATCATAAAGCAAAACGGGGCTAAGTCGCAATTGACCCAGCCCCATTTCTTCAATTTCGTCCCAACTCAACGGCTTGTCTTGGTTCTCGTTTTTTTTTGAGTACCCATTGCCTTCTGTACCGCTTCTGACAAAGCAGGCAAATCGCCCACTTCAATCATTCCCAAAAAGTCGTCAACGTCCATTTCAAATGCCATGCCCTGGCTTTTGCAACCTTCCTGAACGAAATAAAATATCAGTTCTGGAATGGCTGTTATGTCTTCGCTGTCTACTTGCGCAACCTTTTTACCAGTTGCCTCTTCGAACTTTTTCCACGCGCGCATCGTTGCACGCATGGGGTACGTCTTGCCGTCAAGCTTAATTTCAATCATGCGGTAAAGTTATTACGCAATTACCTCGCGTACAACTGTGCCCGTGATTTCGATTGTCATTGAAAAACCAACGTTATCTTCAACGCCTGCGGTTTGCTCAAGGCTCGTGATATATCCCACAACGTCAAACTGCTCGTCACCTGCGTTAGCGGCTGAACCTGAACCCGTGTTAGTGAAAATCACAAAAAGCTTTTCGCCTGCGATTTGGTGATCTACCAATTGGTTATAACCGTTCGTAGCGTCCTCAGCAAACAAGCCTGAAACGCTCAAGCTTGCTGATTTCAAACCTGGCAACAGCTCGCGCCATCCACCGCTTGTTTTGGTGGTGATGTCGCGCATATCCGTTGACATGGAAATGCTGCACTCGGTTACGTGATCCAATACTACTTCACTGTCGTCCGTCGTTCCCAAGAAAACGCGGATGCTGCTTGAGTTAATTATGCCTGTTGTCTGGGCCATTATTTCTTAGATTTTTCTTTAGTTTCTTTCTTTTCGGGCTTATCCAGGTATCCGCCTTTTTTCAGCTTTGCAGCGAATTTATTGGATACGTCTACAACGGTTCCAGCTGACCAATGCCAGCCGTCTTTGTTGTAGGTCTTTTGAATCGTTACCTTCATGGCTGCAATTTACTCAATTTGTATTTGTCATATTCCTGCGCGTTCTGCTGCCGTCGTGCAGTGCCTTGCTTCGATACTGTCGAGCGTAGCGCGTAACCATTCGCCTAGCGGCTTCAGCGTGCTTTCTCGGTAGTTGGCGCCCAGCGTCGCGCTTACCGTATGCGTTCCGAACGGTATGCCGCTTTTGTGAATCAGGACCGCGTTAAGCATTTCCGCCGCCATGACGCTCACGATTTTGCTCAGTTGTCGAAAGGCTTCGTACAGCTCGCGCCCTGCCGTCCGTGGGTACGTGATGACGTGAACGATGGCGACCGCGATACCGTACACAAACCCAATGGGCACGGCTACGATTGCCAAGGCAAACAGCGCGACGGTCTTAAATATCTTCATCGGTAAACCAGCCCGCTGCTTTCATATAGTCGTAATCGCGCACGGTCGTCGTGCTTGGAATGATATGCCCAAACGGAAAACGGTGATTCGTCTGCACGTACGCGCTGAGTTGGTACCGTTCGTCGTTGGTGAGTTCAGGAAAACACGCCGTGAGCTTTTCGAGCGTCGCGGCTTCGTGTACGTGGATGAGGTACTCGGTATCCACCTGCAAAGCGTTCTGGATTCCGTCGGGGTGCGTAACGATTCCAAAGACGGTGGACGCCTTTTCGCCTTCTGCCTGAATGAGAACGGGCCGCGATATGTTGTAGAGTTCTCGCGTGATTTGCTTTGCCCGTGCTTCGCTTGTCTGCGTGGGGGTTGGAAGTACGATTATATATCCGTTCATCAGTAGATTGAATAAAAGGTGTTTATGTTATCCTCGATGTTCGTGCGGTTGCTGGATTGGTCGGAGGTATAAACAATTAACTCCTGAACCTTTCCTAAGAAATAGCTGTCATTATTCCTCAAACCGATTTTTGGAAGATACAAATCATAATCGCTATAGCTTTCCGTTCTGCTTGTTACGTTCGTGCCGTTGGTGTATATATCCTGAGAATTGGGCGCGAATATGTGAGATTTTATTTTTTGCCCTACCGAATCTCCAGTTTGTATGGTCACATTGCCAAGCGGGTCTTTGATTTCCAATCGGTAGTTGGTCGAGGTATTTTGTTGTCCTCGAATTCCAGCAGATGCGAATTGCTGCAAACTCCAAACAGTCCCCGAAGCCGATGCGTCTATTGTGTAAGTTGTAAATACTGCCGTATTTGCAACAGTTGTATTTAAATCCGTTGAACCCACAAGACCATCATCCGAACCGTCAAACTCAACCGCAGGCTTCTCGTTTCCTGCGCTTCCTTCCGTCACCACGCCCGTCGTTGCCCCGTCGTAAATCTTCGGCATTTGTCCCGTAGCCGCTTGCGTGGCGTCGTTGCTGTTTCCCGATTGGTCGTACCACTTACTCACAAACCCGTCGTTACTTCCGCAATGCGAAGCCAAGGCCGTCGTGTCAAGTTCGCCGCTGCCGTCAAATCCAATGTCCGCGTAGCTTGAGCCGTTGTAAACTTCTACCGCGTCGCCCGTGTACGCTGTCCTCAATTTGCGCAGCGAATAAGCCGCCGCCGCGCCTGTATACGTGTCAAGTAAGTAACTTGTTGCTGCAACATCCTCCCACGTCATTTTCAGGCTAATTGGTACAGTGCCGCCCGTGCGGGCTTTGAGGTACGCCAATAGAGTCGCCTTTGCCGTAGCGTACGCCGTATCGTCTGCAATTTCTGCAAACTGCGTCCAATCACCTGACGTGTCAGGGTCGGCCTGCGCTTTCTCTGCATACCACAACTTCCGCCGAATCACATTCCCCGCGCTCGGCGTGTCGCTCGATGCCGATTCGCTTAAGCCGTCGCCGTCCGCCTGCGCCGTATAGTACAGCTCGACCGTTTCCGTAGCGCCTGAACGTAGCGCAGCCGCTTCCGTATCGTACCGCTGATGGTACTGCACGTCGATCGCAATGTCAGCCCACTGAACATCATAATCCGTACCGCTCGCCTTTACAAGCG